CGCTGGCAGTCCTTCACCGGCCAAGAGGCGCTGCTGGCGGAAACCGGCGAGACCTTCGCCGCCCTCAAGGCGAAGCGGCTCGCGGCATGAACGTGCCCCTCCTGCCCGGCCGGATCGAGCATTGGCCCCTGGCCCGTCTCCGCCCCTATGCCCGCAATGCGAAAACCCACGATGCCGACCAGGTCACGAAGATCGCCGCCAGCATGGCCGAATTCGGCTGGACCGTTCCCTGCCTCGTCGCCGCGGATGGCGAGCTGATCGCTGGCCATGGCCGCGTCCTCGCCGCAGCCCAGCTGGGGTTGGCAGAGGCCCCGGTGATCGTGCTCGGCCATCTGACCGAGGCGCAGCGCCGGGCCTATCGGATCGCCGACAACAAGCTGACCGAACTGGGCGGGTGGGACGAGGCGCTGCTGCTCGAGGAACTGCGGGGCCTGATGGCCGAGGACTTCGACCTCGGGCTGATCGCGATCCCCGAGGATGAACTGGACGCGCTGCTGAACGATACCGATGACCGCGCGCCCATCGACGATGACGCGGCCGACACCATCCCCGAGGCCCCGGCCGAGCCGATCACCCGCCCCGGCGACATCTGGGCGCTGGGCGATCACCGGCTGATCTGCGGCGACGCGACCGATCCGACCGTGGTGGCCCGGCTGATGGACGGGGCACAGGCGTCGCTCATGTTCACCTCGCCACCCTATGCCCAGCAGCGCGACTATGGCGCGGCGAAGGAGAAGGTCGGTGATTGGGATGCGCTGATGCAAGGCGTCTTTGCCGCGGCTCCCGTCACGGCCGATGCCCAGCTGCTGGTCAACCTCGGCCTCGTCCATCGCGATGGCGAGTGGATCCCCTATTGGGAAGGCTGGCTCGACTGGATGCGCGCGCAGGGCTGGCGGCGCTTCGGCTGGTATGTCTGGGACCAGGGGCCCGGCCTGCCTGGCGACTGGAACGGCCGCCTCGCCCCGTCCCACGAGTTCATCTTCCACTTCAACCGCCAGCCCCGGAAGCCAAACAAGACGGTCGAGAGCAAGCACGCGGGCGAAACCCTCGGCGGCGGGGGCTTGCGCGGGGCCGACGGCACGGTCCATCGCAAGACCGGCTTCGGCAACGCCATCCAGAGCCACCGCATCCCGGATTCTGTGTTCCGCATCATGCGGCACAAGGGCGGTCTGGGCGCGGCCGGATCGCACCCGGCCGTGTTCCCCGTCGCGCTGGTCGAGGCGGTGCTGGAAGCCTTCACCGATCCCGGCGACCTGGTGTTCGAGCCCTTCTGCGGATCGGGGACCCAGCTGATCGCGGCCGAACGCACCGGGCGGCGCTGCTGTGCAGTGGAACTGGACCCGGTCTATTGCGACGTCGCCGTGCGGAGGTGGGAGATGGCGACGAGGCGGAAGGCCAGCCGCGATTGACCAGTTGGCCCGAACTTGCGAATGTTCGCCCAGAAGGTGAATGGGAAATCGTGTCCACTTAACCTTCTTGGCTTACGAATGACATGATGGTTTCGATGGGTCTTCGGCCCATGTTGCGATAGCCCAGATGCGGGCGCTCGGTGTTGTAGTGGATCAGCCATGCATCGAGATCGGCCTGGAGCGCATCGACGCTGTCGTAGAAGGTCTCGCGCATTTTCACCCGGAAGAACTCGTCCAGCACGGTGCCGTTGAAGCGCTCGACGAAGCCGTTGGTTTTCGGGGTCCGGACCTTTGTGCGGCGGTGCTCGACGCCGTTCAGGTCGAGGTAGAGCTCGTAAGGATGGCGCTCGGTGCCGCAGAACTCGCGGCCGTTGTCGGTGAGCACGGCTTTCACCGGCAGGTCGAGATCACGGTAGAACGGCAGCACGTCGTTGTGCAGCACCGCCACCGCCGCCTCGGGTTGCTTGGAGACGTGCAGGAAGCCGAAGGCATAGGAGCCAAAGGTATCGACCACCGCGTGCAGGTAGACCTTGCCCACGCCCTTGAGATTGCCCACGAAGAACGTGTCGGCTGACAGCAACTCGCCGGGCGACGTGCTTTCCACATGACGCTCGCGGAAACAGGGGTTGAGCTTTTCGAGGAACGCGGCCTGCTCGGGCGTGATCTCGATGGCCTTCTCGGCGTTCTGCTGTTCCAACGCCAGCCACCGCTCGACCTTCGTGCCAAGACCGTTCTCGTTGAGGATCTTCTGGATGGTGATCGAAGAGACACGGACCCCCTCCAGCGCCAGCATCGCCTCATGCCGATTGCAGCCGTAGGCGGGATGCGCCAGCGCCAGCGCCTTGATCCGGTCCACCACTTCCGGTGGCGTTGTCTGCGGGTGGCTCTTGTGGATCGGCGGCAGGTCCTTCAGCCCCTCGAAGCCCTGCGTCTGGAACCGCCGCTTCCACTCGTAGAAGCTGGTCCGGTCCAGCCCCCGCTGGCGACAGGCCTCCGCCACGTTGCCCAGTTCCCTGGCCAACTCCAGCACGCTCAGGCGGTGCTGGGCCAGCTTGGTGTCGGCATCGCGCCTCCGCGATCCCCCCGATTTCGTCGACTGATCCATAAAGCAATCCTCCTTTCCCAAAATAGCACGGAAAGAAGGTTAAGTGGACAATTTATAGAGTTGAGCCCATGCCCACCACCCGCGAAACCGTCCTCGCCGCGCTGCACGCGCGGCTGCAGCCGCTTGTCGCCCGCACTCTGCGTGACGAGGTGCTGCCCGAGCGGATTCCGGCGGCCGGGCTGATCATCCTGCGCGATGGCCAACCGGGCGAGCCAGAAGTGACGCTGTCGCCCCTGCGCTACCACTATCAGCACCGGGCAGAGCTGGAGGTCGTCGTCCAGGCGGGCAGCGGTCGGGCCAGCGCCTTCGATGACCTGATAGCTGACATCGGCACGGCGCTGGAAGCTGATCGGACGCTGGGCGGCCTCTGTGACTGGGTCGAACCCGAGGCCCCGGCCTCGGTCGACCTCCCGGTCGAGGGCGCGGCGACCCTGAAGGCGGCGGTGATCACCATCGTCCTGCACTACTCCACCACCGGCCCCTTGGCCTAATACCCCCCATCCACAGGAGACCCCCATGGCACGCGCACACGGCGCGCGGGCGCAGATGGCGCTTGCGTTCGAAACCGTCTACGGCACCCCGCCTGTCAGCGGCTATCGGCTGATACCTTTCGCCCGCACCACACTGGGCGCAGAGCAGCCGCTGTTGAACTCCGAACTGCTCGGATACGGCCGCGATCCCCTGGCCCCCATCAAGGACGCCGTCACCGCGGATGGCGAGGTGGTGGTGCCGATTGATGTGGAGGCCTTCGGCTTCTGGCTGAAGGCGGCCTTCGGTGGCCCGACCACGACCGGCACCACGCCCAAGACCCACACTTTCCAGTCGGGCAACTGGACCCTGCCCTCGATGGCCATCGAAGTCGCCATGCCCGAGGTGCCGCGCTATGCGATGTACACCGGCTGCGTCTGCGACCAGCTGTCGTGGCAGATGGCGCGGTCGGGGCTGCTGACCGCCACGGCCCGACTTGTGGCGCAGGGTGAGAACGTCGCCGCCACCACGGCCGCAGGGACACCGACGTCGCTGGCGCTGCAGCGGTTCGGGCATTTCAACGGGGCGATCACGCGGAACGGCACGCCGCTCGGCAATGTCATCTCGGCCGAGGTGACCTATTCCAACGGCCTCGATCGGATCGAGACCATCCGCTCGGACGGCCGCATCGAAGGGGCAGACCCCGGCATGGCCGCACTGACTGGCCGGGTCGAGCTCCGTTTCGCCGATACCACGCTGATCACGCAGGCCATTGACGGCACGCCTTGCGAGCTGGTCTTCGCCTGGAGCCTCGGCGCCAACGCCAGCTTCACCTTCACGGCGCACGCCGTCTACCTGCCGCGCCCCCGGATCGAGATCCCGGGCCCGCAGGGCATCCAGGCCACCTTCGACTGGCAGGCGGCCAAGGCCACCAGCCCGGCCCGCATGTGCACTGCCGTCCTCGTCAACACCGTCGCAACCTATTGAGAAGGCCCGCCATGCTGACCCTCGACCTCACCAACGCGCCGCAGTGGTGCGACCTCATTCCCGGCGTGCGTGTCAAGCTGCGCCCACTTACCACAGCACTGATGGTCTCGGCGCGGGGCGATCCTGCGATTGCCGACCTGCCCGAGGGGGCGGCGACCGAGGAAGCTGCACTCTTGATGGCCAAGGCGCTGGCTCGGCGCGCGATCCTCGAATGGGAGGGGATTGGCGACGCCGATGGCAGTCCCATCGATCCGAGCCCCGAGGCCATCGATGCGCTCCTCGACCTCTGGCCTGCCTTCGAGGCGTTCCAGACCCTCTACGTCGCCAAGGCCCTCCTGCTGGACGCGGAAAAAAACGGCTCTGCGCCCTTGCCGAATGGGCCTTCGGCGGGGGCGAAGGCTACTGCGCGGCCTGTGCAGGACCCTGTCCTGACTGCCCCGCAAGGCTGAACCGGCCGCAAACGATTGAGGGCGCGCAGGTCTGGGACCTGGCGCAGCGCCTCGGCGGGCAGATGCGCGTGATCCCCGGCGCGGTCATCGGCTGGGACATGGGCGCGGCGCTGGCCTTGGGCGTGGCCCTTGGCATCTCCTTGCCCGCCATCGCCGAACTGCTGCCAGCCCTCGAGGCGGTGATGGTCCGCCGCGTCAACGCCCAGATCGCAGCCAACCGCGACTGACCCACTTCGGAGATCCGATCCCATGGCAGAGAAACGCGTCTCCGTCCGGCTTGCCGCCGTGGGCGGCCGCCAGGTGCGCGCTGAACTGGAGGGTGTCGGCGAAGCCGGGGCGAAGGGCCTCGGACGTCTGTCGCGCGAGATGGACCTGGCGAACACTCGGCTTGCGAGTTTCGCTCGTCGTGCGGGCCTTGCCCTCGGGGCCGCAGCCGCGGCGGCCACCGCCTCGCTTGGCCTGATCGTCCGTTCCACGGCTGAGAGCGCCGCCCAGATCCGGCAGTTTGCGCAGGTCGCCAATGCCACGCCCGAAGCCCTGCAGCGCTGGTCAGCCGGGGCGCGGACGGTCGGGATCGAGCAGGAGAAGCTGGCCGATATGCTGAAGGACGTGAACGACCGGGTCGGTGATTTCCTGCAGACCGGCGGCGGGCCGATGGCGGACTTCTTCGAGAACGTGGCCCCGCGCGTGGGCGTCACCGCCGACCAGTTCGCCCGCCTCTCAGGCCCAGAAGCCCTGCAGCTCTACGTCGACACGCTGGAACGCGCAGGCCTGAGCCAGCAGGAGATGACCTTCTATCTCGAGGCCATGGCCTCGGACGCCACGCGGTTGATCCCACTCCTGCGCAATGGTGGGGCAGAGATGGCCCGTCTGGGTGATCAGGCATCCGACCTCGGAGCAGTGCTGGACAATGATGCGCTGGAAGCCCTGCGCCGTACGCAACTTGCGCTGGGCACAGTCTCGCTGGTCTTCGACGGCCTGCGCAACCGCATCGCCGCGGCTGCCGCCCCGACCATCGAGGCTCTGGCTAACGCCTTCGTGGCACTTGCCTCAGACGGTGGCATCCTGCGGTCGGCCATCGACACGCTGATCGGCAACCTCGGGCGCCTGGCGTCTTATGCCGCGACTTTCGCTGCCGTCATGGCCGGGCGCTGGGTTGCCGGGCTTGCCGCCGCCGCGCTATCCGTGCGCGGCCTTGCAACGGCCTTAGTCTTCCTCCGTGGCGCCCTGATCCGCGCCGGCATCGGCGCGCTGATCGTCGGCGCGGGCGAGCTGGTCTATCAGTTCTCGCAACTGGTCACTCGGGTCGGCGGCGTGGGCGAAGCCTTCCGCCTCCTCGGCGATCTTGCCCGTGAAGTTTGGTCCCGCATCGGCCTGTCGCTGGACGCGGCGCTAGCGCGGATGGCGGCCGGATGGGAGGGGCTGAAGGCGGCGGGGCTCTCGGCCCTCGAGGGCACCATCGCGGGCGTCGTCAGTTTCGGCGACCGGACGGCAGCGATCTTCCAGGGGGCCTACGACGCTGCCGTCGCCATCTGGGGCAGTCTGCCCGGTGCCATCGGCGATTTCGCCTTTCAGGCCGCGAATGGGCTGATTTCGGGCGTCGAAGCAATGCTGAACGGGGTCGTCACCCGGATCAACCGCTTCATCGAGACCCTGAACGCCGCACTGGCCCTGTTGCCGGAATGGGCGACGGGTGAAGGTGGCGTGCGCATCGGTATCCTCGACCCGGTGGAACTGGGGCGCATCGGCAATCCCTTCGAAGGCGCCGCGACCGCAGCCGGTGCCGCCGCCGCGGATGCCTTCTCGGCCGCGCTGGCACGCACCTATCTGGAACCGCCTGACCTTGGCCTAAGCGCGATGGCCGACGATGCCCGCGCCCGGGCCGACGGCTATCGCGAGGCGGCCGGGATGCTGGCTGACGCTGCCGGTCGGCCGCTGGCCAGTTGGCAGGCGCTGAAGGATGCCGTCACCGGCACGGGGACCGAGGCGGAGACCGCGCTTGCGGATGCGGCTGGTGCAGCCGACGCGCTGACCACGGGGCTGAATGACACGGCGGCCGCCGCCGATGGCGCTGGCGGCGCGGCACGCGACGCGGGGACGGCTGCAGCGGAGGGGGCAGACACCGCCCTGACCGGCTGGCAAGCCGTCACCGCTGCGCTGGCCGACTACGCCGCCAAGGCGCGCGATATTGGCGGGGACATCGGCAGTGCTCTGGTCGGAGCCTTCCAAAGCGCCGAGAATGCCATCGGCGACTTCGTGAAGACCGGCAAGGTCGACTTCCGCGACCTCGTCACGTCGATGATCGCCGATCTGGCCAAGCTCGCTGCCCGTCGTTTCATCCTCGGCCCCATCGCCAATGCACTCTCCGGCGCGCTGGGCGGGGCGGGTGGCATCTTCGCGAACATCCTGCATGCGGGTGGTGTGGTCGGCGCCCCCGGTCCCGGCCGGATGGTCCCGGCCCTGGCCTTTGCCGGTGCGCCGCGCATGCACAACGGGGGCTGGGCCGGGCTGCGGCCCGACGAAGTGCCCGCGATCCTGCAACGCGGGGAGCGGGTGCTCTCGCGACGGGAGGCGGCGGGGTACGGCCAGGCCAGCCCCTCGGCCGTCAATGTCACGATCAATGCCCGCGACGCCGAGAGCTTCCGGCAATCCCGAACACAGGTCGCCAGCGACATCGCCCGCGCCGTGTCGCTTGGGCGGCGCGGCATGTGAGGATCAGCCATGGCATTTCACGAGGTCCGGTTTCCGGACAACATCAGCCGTGGGGCACGTGGTGGCCCCGAGCGGCGCACCCAGATCGTCGAACTGGCAAGCGGGGCCGAGGAGCGCAACGCCAGCTGGGCCAACAGCCGCCGCCGCTATGACGTCGCTTACGGCATCCGCCGCGCCGACGATCTGGAGGCGGTTGTCGCCTTCTTCGAGGCCCGCAACGGCCGCCTCTACGGCTTCCGTTTCAAGGACTGGGCCGATTTCAAGTCCTGCCTGCCATCGCAGGCGCCGGGGGCGACAAATCAGCCGATAAGCACCGGCAACGGCAGCACGACCGATTTTCAGCTCACCAAGCGCTACACCTCCGGCGCGCAGTCCTGGACGCGGGCCATCACAAAGCCCGTCGCCGGTTCCGTCACCATCGCCCTGAACGGCGCGACGCAAGCCTCCGGCTGGTCGGTCTCGACCGCGACGGGATTGGTGACCTTCACCACCGCTCCCGCGGCAGGCGTCGCGATCACCGCGGGGTTCGAGTTCGATGTTCCGGTCCGCTTCGACTCCGATGCCCTCGACGTCACCCTCGATCTCGAACGCCTCGGGTCGATCACCTCGATCCCTCTCTTGGAAATCCGCACATGAAGTCCCTGAACCCGGCGCTGCAGGCGCATCTCGAGGACGGCACGACAACGCTTGCCTGGTGCTGGCGCATCACCCGCGCCGATGGCGTGGCCTTCGGCTTCACCGATCACGACCGGACGCTGTCGTTCG